CCACATTATGGTAGTTTAATGCAACGATCGGGATAGCTAGACTAGGACTTTCACAATGAAAGAACCTAAGCGGATAGAAGAACGACCGAGCAGATATACCTGGGTGGGTACCTTGAGCACTCTTCGATACATTTGTGGCAAAGGTATCAACGGCAATATTCTCTGTGAATACGGCATCTTGTTTATCGACAACGGAACCCCCAATTAAGAGCTCAACACTTTCGATAATATTATCCCACCTTTGGGAATCGAGGGCGGTTGTATTATCATCTATAGTGAAATATACATGACCTAAAAGATCACCAGATCGTTCAAATTGAACACTGGATAACGAGTTGTTTCTCACCGCTCCGTGGATTGTTTGCTTTTCGACGGATTGTGAGAAATTAGCATGCCTTTTGAAAGTTGAATTGAAAAACGACACTTGGGGATCACCTACGATCCATTCATCCTGAGCGCCGGCTGCCATCAATTGAACAATACCTGGGGACATGGTATACTATAGTAAAAGGAGAAAATTACAGGTTGGCTTTTCTACACACGAAACGAATTATTAAAAAATTATCCTTAGCAGGACTTGATGGCACAATTGGGATACCATCTTGATTACGAATGTTAACAGTGAAACGGTCAATGCTGCGAATTGGGTTCACATATTGAGTCACTAATGAATAGTTATCTTTGTAAAGAAATGTCGCAGTACCTTCACCAACAATACTAGCGAAAGAATTACGAACAACACTTCTAGATGCTTGACCATTTGGTTCATTAGAAGCACGCTCAGTGAAAATACTGTCAAGCTCCTCGATAGAAACGTAACAATGTTTAGTCGCCGTGGTGGTGTTAATTCTAGCAGCTAACAATTTAGCCTGTACAACATTTTTCAGGGGTTGTTGAAGATGACAAGTGAATGTATTGGCAGTAGTCTGTCCAATTGAATCAATAGTCACGGTGTGATATTCGTGTTGAAGGTCTGGAATCAACTGAGTAGGAGTTGTAATCAGCGCCATATATTATTAGCTTAGATTAAAGATCCACCAATTCCATCTGTGATTTCATAACCACCAGCTTGCGCGGAGACCAACTTCTGGGCACCACAAACACCCCCTGGAGTTAAACCCTTGGCGTAAGGACCACCTTTCTTACCAGAACCAGCGGTACACTCGAGTTCGACTGGGAGATCGAAGATGGAACCATCATTGGAAGTTTTGGTGGTGATGGGTGTGTACTTACTGCTTGTACTGGACTTAAGAGCCCCGAGAGCAGAGATGACCAAGAGAAGAATAACAATCATGGTGAGAGCATTACGGCTGACACGATTGAGAGAGGAGAACATTTATAATGAACCAATATTTTTTTAAACTGCGTTAAAGGTAATTTTTTTAGTTTCTACATAGAGAGTAGATGGACGAAGAGATCGTAATCGATCGAGGAAATACCAGTGTTATGAAATTGGATGCAGATGAGCAGGCCATAATGGATGAGATTGAGATTTCCGCCCCCCGCCCTCAGCGTGTACCTAGACCAACTAGACCCACTTATAATCCACCCCCCATGGCACACCAACAGGAAAGTATGGATGCCTTTGTGAACCCCAACAAACAGACTAACCAGAATGCTTCGGCTCCAGATGAAGAAATTGACTATGGTGATGGTGATGAAGATGCCAATTTTTTTGATGATGCTGATGATTATGGAAATCAGGGGGGAGGACAGGAGGATGAAAAACCTACGAAAGGGTACGGTTCAATTGACGAGGAGAAGGCTGATCTTATCAACAAGTTGGGACGCCTGGAGAAGAAGGGTTTCACTGTAAACAAGAGACTCAACGCCTACTCAAATGTTGATGAACTTAGATCTGAGGTGAAGCGTATCACCTACAGTATAGATGTTGAACAGTCTATTCGTTTCTCGCGACGAATGTTGGTGGCCTGTGTAACAGGTTTAGAGTTTCTCAACAAGAGATACAACCCTTTCGAGATTCAGCTAGAGGGGTGGTCTGAAAGTATCATGGAGAATGTTGACGACTATGATGGTGTCTTTGAAGAATTGTATGTTAAGTACAGGTCCAAGATTTCGGTTGCTCCAGAGATTAAGTTGATTATGATGCTCGGTGGATCCGCTATGATGTTCCATCTTACCAATTCTATGTTCAAATCGGTTATGCCCAACATGAATGATGTCATCAAGCAGAACCCTGATCTAGTGAAGAATATGATGAGCGCTGTTCAGAATACCACTCGCCAAACTGACGGTCCCGCAACAGAGGCTCCTGTTGGTGGAACTGGTGACTACCAGATGCAGGGACCTGGTATAGACATCTCCAGTCTAATGGGTGGTATCATGATGCCCCCAGCACCTCCTATGAACACCACGGCCATTTCAGCGACTGATAAGCAGGTGGAAGATGATGATGATATTTCTGACATCATCTCCATCTCGGGTGACTCCACTGGTGGTGAGGTCAAGGAAGTCAATGTGACGGCAACCAAGACGAGGCGTACCAGGGGAAGGAAGGCAAAAAAGGAAATTAATCTCTAAACATATATAAATGATAGCTTACTATCCTTTGGAGGAATTGGATCCTCCAAAGCCACAACAGAAGTCTGTTGGTAAGCCTGAAAAGACTCAGGTTGGCTTAGAAGAAAGTGAATTGAATTACATCGTGATAGCTTTCATTGCCGGAGTTATCGCCTTAGCTATATCCGACGCCATCAGGGCGTAATTGTTTCGTTTACCGCGGGGTTCTCCCTCGTAGTAAATTTAATAAGTAAAAGTTACAATATTCTGACCAGCACCAAAACTATCAACTTGTCCGACGTTGACATTATTTTTGATACTTTTTAAGAATCCACCAGTGTGTGTACCAGATAAGGATGCGGTTATAAGTTCTACATGAATATCATATTTGTATATTCTACCCGATCCAATGTCATGGGGTGTAAGTAATACACCTTTCTTCCCCACAGTAACATTTGGACTCCATGGGAAATCTGAATCACCACCAAACAGGTTCTTTGTACCCACGGTTATCTCGTCGTCTAAACTATTATTCGTGGTTCCATCATGTGATCCACCTTGGATCTCCAAGACCATTGTACTCATGTCACGAACAGCAGAACCATCCGTCTTTCTGAGCATCGCAACAATTTTGGCATAAAAAGCTGGCATCTTTTCAGGGCTACCTCCATCAGCGAAATATAAACGGACACTTTTAGCTGCTGTGGATCCCAATGTAAAACTTTTAGAGTATCGCTTACAACCAACTTCATTTGAACCTGAGATAAATCCACCACCAACGTGTAATGCTGTGGTTGCATCTGAACCACCCAAATCTACAGCTACCTGGTTACCCAAATCAATCTTACCATCAATCTGAAGATCACCAGTAATTTCAGTGTCACTCTTTACTATTAAACTTCTCACTGGGTCAATAAACACATTACCTGTGTGATCTCCATAAATATTAGAAACACCACCAGTTGTCTTAAATTCTAAGATGGCATTACTCGTTGCGTGCTCTAAGCGTGCTGTACCATTGTAAACAGTAAAGTGTTCACTTGGGTTTACGGTTCCCACACCCACATTTGAAGTATGTATTATATGAATACCATCTCCCTCGGTTCCCCCATTTACAGCACCTATCACTGTACCATGTACGGAATGGGTGGAGTCACTGAAACCTCTTACATATCCACCCTTACCGGCATCTGTTGTTAGACTTATACCCACCTTTTTAGTTCCAGAATTCGCAGGACTTTCAAGTTTGACAACATCCACGTCAGTCGTTAAACTGGAATACACGTGTACATTAGTGTCTGGTGAATTGGTACCAAAGCCAATTCGACCCGTATTTTTGAAGCGAGCGTATTCAATATCATTTTGTCTAAATGAAATATCAGTGGTATCTAAACTATCAATAATATTGAGAGTTGAAGCTCCAACAGCTGTGTAAACGTCAAGTTTACCAAACTTAAGCTTTTGATTTTGAGCAAACTGAACACCACCCTTCACAAATAGACGTGTACCTGAATCTAGAGTCGCACCCCCTGGTACGAGACTATCAATTTCTGATTGCGATAATTCACCAATAGCACACACACCATTGTTTGTTAATGTGAGTGATCTTACAGCCGTGGAACCTGCGCCATCTACAACACCCGCGATTTCACCTTGTGTAAGTCCGGTAACATCATCGTAAATCTGGAAAACGTGCTCGGCTGCAACTGAACGAATTCTATCTGGACCAGCAATATTTTTGGAGTCATTACCCTTGAATATGAGAAGTTCCGATTTACCGCGAACAGTATCATAGAGTCTATCTTGTATAAACGCGTTACCAAGTTCATCAGTAACACTTCCCGAGAATGAAAGTTTCGTCCCTACCACCACATTACCGTTCACTTCGAGCTTATCTCGGGGAGCATCTGTGCCCACACCCATATTTCCTGTCGCACCACCAATGAAGATACGAGTGTTCGTCGAATCGTTAATTACACTTGGATTTTTGGTGAGTCTAAAATCACCACCCAAAGCGGTTATACCCATAGAATAACCAGTGGGGTTACCGGTGATACCATCAGCTTGAATAAACGAAGCAAATGAGTTTGAACTTAAAGTATCTGATCTCATAGCTACAATTGCATCATCCGCAGAATTGTTAATCTGTTCACTATGCACCAGTACACCATTAGTTGTTGGATTTCCTATACCGGTTGTAAGTATTTCAAGGTGGGATGTGGGTCGAGTTGTACCTATACCTACGCGCTTATCGCTTCTCCATGTCATAATATGTCCTTGGGTGGAGTAATTGTCACTCGCTAGGGATAAGTTCAACTGGGAACGCGAAGTCCCGGAACCATCACTCCCCGTAAGCGCATGTTTACCCATTGTAAATACACCTCTAACCGCATTTTGACTAGATGTACCACCCTCACGTGAAAGTTGAAGAACATTCTTAAAGTCTGAAGTTCCCACAATGGGGGTTGTATTTGTAACAACCATGGGTGTATCCAAATGACTTACACTACCCCTATGTGTAACTTGATCATTAATAAACACAGTTCCACCATTTGTATGTAAAAGACCTTCTGGATTCATTGTATTCAAACCCACGTTACTTGACTCAAGGATCGTGAGTTTTGGTGTACTCATATCAGTCGTACTACTGACATAAAAGTTGAGACCTTTACCACTTCCCACCAGATTTTGAACCTTGGTTTGATCATTTGTGATGTCTGTAGAAATTTTTAAGAAGTTTGCGTCGTTTCCGAATATAGCAGTGTTACTTTCAATGAGTTTCAGGTTACCACCAAGTGTCAGAAGTTCATCTGGTTCAGTGTTGGATATACCAATATTTCCACCAGATGCGACTCGCATTCTCTCAGTGTTTTTAGTTTTAAAAACAACCGTTTGATGACTCGCCGATGTTTTCGCACCATTGAGTTCAATAGCACTTATGTTTGCTGTAAGAGGACCACACCGAAGACTTAAAGTATTCGACACAGAATCTTCACCATTTATGTCACCGTGAATAATTACATTCGCAGCGGATGAAATACCAGATTCACCTTCAACCTCAATGAAATCTTGAACTAGAATAGACTCAGTAATAAGACGACCCGTCGCTGTATTACCGAGAACTGTTATAAGATTAGCAGAATCTGAGTTGATAAATATCTTATCACCAATTGACAACATATTTGTTGAATTTGTATTTGCTATACCAGATGGTATACCTTCCCCGTTCGCATCTACTCCAGTTGTCTGTAAACCTTGGGATTGAATTTTTGATGATACAACCATAGGTATAGCTGCATCGGCGTCTAAGGTAATCAAGCTACCAACTGTGAGTCCACTATCACCAATTCGTAAACCCTCAAAGAACCCAAAACCATTTGCGTATAATACATTACTAGATGTAGTAGCTGTGTCATCTATGTGTACATTTGAACCAACTGAAAGTGATAAAGTTGGCGAAGAGTTTGCGATTCCCACATTGTTTTGTGTATATATGTCACCATACACATGAAGATTTACAGTGTTAGAAGTATCTAATATGGAATCAAACGTCGCTGTTGTAGGGCCACCATATGTTCTAGAGAGTCTCATTTTATCCCCGGCATGTGTGTACCCAAAAAATATGTTAGATTTTTCATCTACATCTTTCATAAGTAAAGCCATGTCATACGTTCCATTGTTACCTAATGCCATTTGTATAACGGCATTGGTGACGACCAAATTATTAACACTCGTATAATCTGGAATCTCTGTGATCGCCAAGTTACCAGTGATATCAACATCACCAAATACTCTCAAGAAACCATCTCTAACGACAACATTACCCTTTTCAAACACGGCTATATTAGAACCATCATTCGCTGCCTCGTTACCAACCAGAAGATGAGTACCTATAGCCGCGTTTGTAGAAAATGTATTACCAGTGATCTTCAAAACATTTGAAGCATTAGCATCCACAAAAAATTTATCATTTGTCGTCTTGAGGGTACTAGTCGCAAATAAGTTCGTTGAAACTGTATTACCCTGAATGGTAACCAAATCCTGTAGACCCCTATTCATAATCACACTATCTGAACCTAATTGAAACTCGTTAATTGGGTTATCAGTGCCAATGCCAACCTGTGTCGCCGTAAAACGAAACACGTTGGTAAGACCTGTAAACTCCGTACTTTCTACATTCGCAGTAACCTTATTGGTAATAGTAAGATTGGCAACTTGAATTTGATCT